CGACCGCTGATGCCGCCGCATTCGATTCACTCGAAGCCGCGGCAGTCTGGGACGCTTTCGCAGCTGTTTCAGAACTGGCCGCGGCCTTTGCGCTGTTTGCCGCATTAGTGGCAGAACCTGACGCCGCAGAGGCAGAAGAAGCCGCGGAATCCGCGGATACCTTTGCGGATGACTGACTCAGCGATGCTGCAGAAGCGGAGCTCGCTGCAGAGTTGGCAGAGCTCTTTGCCGCGTCAGCAGAAGCGCCGGCAGATGACGCCGACTCCGCAGCACTATTAGCCGCAGTCTGAGCCGCCTCACCCGCCTCTTTAACCGCAGCCACTCCTGACGTCTTTTCCAGGGTGATAGCGGAAATCGCCTCGGCTAGAGCCGACTGGACAGCGCTAACGCCTGTCGCCTGTGCTGTCTGCACCGCCTTCACGCCGTCTGTCTGCGCCGTCGCCATAGCGGATTTGGCGGCAGAGATATCCGCCTCCATGTCTGTCTTGAGAGAAGACGCACTTGCCGCTGAAGCTGCGGCAGAATCCGCGCTCTTCTGGGCGGAGGTTTGGATGGCGGCAAAACTGCTACCGAGAAGCAGCGAAGTCCCGCCCGTGCTCGTGGAGTAGCCGACCACTCTGTCCGCATCATCCAGAGAAGCCTTAACCGGCAAGTCAGAAACCTTGATAATCGCCATGCTCTCTCCTTAAGCCGTTCTTTTCCAGATGTAGACCGCAAGATAGGGATTACGGACGCTGAAAGCCGATCCGCCGCCGGTAGCCCCCACATTCACAGAGTGGCCGTGCTGACCCGCGTAAGAGGTTTCACCGACCCACGTTCGAGCCGCGTTAAAATTTATCTGACAGTGCGACTTCATACTGCCGCCATCATCCATACCCTTAGTCCCTGCGACATCCGTGGCATAAAAAGCCCCAGCCTCATTCACGAAGTACCGTGTATAGAGACCGGAGCCAAAAAAGCCCGTGATATTCATAGATCCGCGGGTGTGGGTATGGCCGCCAGCCTCGGTTGCCTGTGCCGAATGACTGTGCGCCGGCAGCTCGTTCACGGTCAACGTGTGGGAGTCTGCCCCGCCGATCGTCCCTGCGGCAAAAGCGCCGCCAGCGTCGATCAGCGTTCTGCCGGCACCGATTCGCTCCCAGGTGCCCACACCAAAGCGCTTTGAGGGAGAGGTGCTGTCCGTTGACAGGTATATAGATCCAACTGGATACACCGTGTCTATCAGTGTCTGCCGCGCGATTTCCTTAATGCCAGCAATCACACCTGCCTTGAAGGCCTCTACATCCCCAACGTCCGCGTCAGTCGCACCATAAGCGGCAGATATCTCTCCAAGGACGTTCCCAGCGTTCGCCCCCTGAGCAATAACCCGATTGATCTGTGCGCTCTTGGCAATGCCGCTCTGGAAGCCCTTCTCACGCACACTCTTGAGGGGATCGGACTGCCACTCATTTTCTGGCGTGAGATTCGCATCAGACGCCGTCGCAAAAGGAAGAAGATTATTCGTCGCCATTTCTCACCTAGTCATTGATATCCATGTAGAGCAGATCATCTGTGTCTGTCGAAAGAGGAACTGCCTTTGTCGTCGCAAGGTTGCCGACCACGCCGTCGATAACATTCATCAGGACGCCAGCGTGATTTAGAGAGAGGACTCCGGTGCTGAAAAGCTCCCAGACGATTGGCGGGATCCGAGAGCGATCCAGATAGACGTTGATCGTCATGTCCTGCATATCGATGTAGCTCATCGTTCCCGACGACAGACCAAACGCGCTCTGGATCTGCTGAAGAAGCGCGGCGAAATCCTCGTTCTTGCCGGTGTACTGATTCAGCGCCACCTTCGCCTTGAGGACCTGCCGGTACACCCCATCAGACAGAACCGTGATGCCGACCTTGTCATCCCTCGGCGTCTGCCAGATGCCAAGATCGAACCCCTTGCCGTCAACGTCATCAAAGGCAAAGAAAACGTCCGCGATCTTTATCTTCAGCTTCCGGGTTACGCCGATCCGGACTCCGAGCGCGTCAAGCTGCTCCCCTTCCGCAAGATCCAGATCAAAGATTTTGTAGCCATCGATCAGCGTCTTCTGGGCTTCCACCAGAGGCTGGGTCAGCTGGTAGATCCACTCTGTGAATCGCTCTTTCCCCTGGTGAGCACCGGCTATCAGCTCCGTGTAGGAATTCTCATCCGCCGCCATTTGCTTACTCCACATTCACCGTGATGGTTTCTGCGCTTACCGTCGCCTTTTCATTCCACGCAATGCTGACGGAGGCCTGCTTCCCGTTCAGTGTGACAGACTCCAGGTAGAAGTCCCCGTCATAGGTAGTCGTAGTCTCTCGGACAATGGCGGCCACTACTTTCATGATGTCGACCTTGGCGCCGACCTCAAGACCATTGACGTACTCGGACACACGCGTCTTTACGTCGTCCTCATTCGTAGAGAGCCACGTTTCCGTGGCTCTCAGAGTGATCACAACCGCAATAGAAACCGGCGTTGGTCGTGAGAAGTCAACCTCCGCGACATTCCCGAGCGTGTCGATGTACTGCGTTTTCGTGGAGCCATAGGTCGATACCCCTTGAGATTTCTTTGCGTAAATCACTTCGGCGATTTCGGTAGCGTCTCCGCCATCGACCACAAGCGCGATCGTATGAGCTGGGATTCCCTCGTCACTGGTCGCCCCGGTGTCGTTATGGCGACCCGCCACTGACGTCACGCCATTGATTTGGCGGACAGAGCTGATAATGCCGTCCCAAAGCCCCGTGTTCGGCTGCATCGTAGAGAGCGCCTGCCGCGCACGAAGTTCCGCGTCAGATTCCACTGCCATACCCGCAGTCGCCGGATTATCATTCGTCACGGTCTGCCAGCCAAGGGTCGGCGTGCCAATCTGCGTAATCGACCCAGCGGCCGCAGTCACTGAGCCAATTTTTTCAGCCGCCGCAGTTGCTGTGACCTCACCGGAAAGCGGAATCGTCACAGTCGTAGGAAGCACCCACTTGTTGCCGGCAGTATCGATCGCAGTTCCATTGGTGATGACTGTCCCAGCCTGCCCGACGATCTTCAGGTCTACCTGCGAGTGTGTGGCTACTCGTCTGCTGATCCCGTTCGTCTTGACCGCAGAATCAAGCGCTATGCCCGTAGCGGTGTTCGGGTTATAAGCCCAGTAAAGAGACTGCGCGGCAGAGTTGACGTCAGATATGGCAAGTGCAAATATCGCGAGAAGTTGTCCATCCTGAGTATCAGAATCCAAGTTGATGTCGGTACCAAAAATCTCCTGAGCCTTCGACTTGAAGTAGTCAAAGATTTCGGAATAGCCCGGTGCCTTGAACCCGTCCGCTGTGATCTGGAAAACCGGAGAGGAGATCGTCATACCGTGCCCTCTAAAGATGTATCGCCATAGATCGTTGAAATCCGCGCTGTGAAGCGGTATGCCCGCTCATCTGGATCAGATATGGACTTAAAGCCCGTGATCTCTTTCACTCCCGGAGTGTCCAGAATCCGCGCGCGGATTACCGCGTCCGCAGCCGTGCTTTTCCCAAGAATCGACTGAATCCACGGGGTCCCGTCTTCTACATCCAGGAACCAGGAGCCTCTCCAGAGAGATAGCCGCGTCATCACGCACTGAGCGACTCCCTCGGGCGTGCTGTCATAAAAATCAGAGGCTCCATGGCCAAAGCGCATATCTCCGTCGCTATCAAGTTTTCTCACTCTCACTTCGGAGCTCCCGTTGTGCCGCCGGAGTCCCCCGGATGGACATGAGACTCGAGCGAAATCCCGCCGGCAGTGACATCGCCAGTGGTATGGATGGATCCATCAAACGTCGCGGTTGCTCCGGATCCACCAGAAACTGTCAACCCTCCCTGGATCTTTACCGCGCCGGTAAAGGTGGTCGAAGGGCACATCACCTGAAGAGTCGGGCAGGTAAGTGAGACGGATCCCTCTGCTGTCGCCGACAGTTTCCCGGTCGTTACCAGCTCGACATCATGGCTCCCCGGGGTAATGCGTAAGACCGCAGCTCCGTCATCCGTCCGGATCTCAAGAGCGTCAGTCGACACGGATCCAATTCTTGTTTTCTGAGACCACGGCCCCGGGATGACAAACCCATCGCTGAGGTCGTGCATCCGAGGTTCTGCGGGGGACTGAGTACCTCCAGAAAGCCACCACAGGTCAATCGACCTGCAGGAGAAGACTAC